TTACATCTTAGAGAGCTTTTCTTCGTAATATTCATTCTTTGACAAATCTAAGATTTTGTCTGGGTGTGTTGTTGAGTTTGGTATTGGGATATTGGATTTAAGATAGATAAGAAGTTCACCGGTGGGCTTTATTTCTATGAGTTCACACCCTTGTTTTTTTGCTTCTCTTAAAGCACGCGCAATGGCTGGTTGAGTTATGGTAGCAGGACGAGGCGCCATTCTTTTCTCCTTACATTTAAGATGCAATTCACTCGTGTCGTGAATCACGAATTGATTAAAAATTGTTAGGAAAGGGTGGAGATAGAGGTGTTATAGAACACCTTCATTTTTTAAAGTTGTAAGTTATTTATTAGATGTGTTTAATTTCATATTTCCAATTTGTTAGTTGTGTAAGAGCCTTCGTAATTTCTCCCCGATGACACATGCACACATCAGATTCAAAGCAAGTAATTGCAACATATTTTTTATCTAAAAAAAGCTGGTATAATTTTTCTATTGCATGAAGATTATCCCTAAGAGTTGTATTTTGGTAATTTTTAAAAAGATGTTCATAATCTTCTCGTGTTTTCAGATTGCGTCTTTTTTCAGAGGCGATTCCAAGTTCAGGCAAGTGTATATATTCAATGCCAATGTTGCTTACAGCTTTCTCTAATTGTCTTTTTGAAAAACCATGTTTTCTACTTATTGGATTTTTACGAACATCACACAAAACTTTGATATTATTTTCTATAAGACAATTCAGATAATGGTCTAATGATTTTCCTTCATAACCAATGGTAAAAAAACAAGGCTTCTCATCTTTGGTATTACACATGTTTAATTTCCTTATATGGGTGGGGGGCTAGAAAATATGCTGGAACCTAGAACAAAGCCCCCCAAAAGTTCAGGCGGCTTTAGTTGAGATTCTTTGTATCTCTCGTTCTATTTCTGCTAAAAAGCTTTCAACCGCTTGATTAATCTCTTCAATTTTCTTTTCATCACGGTGGATGCGTTTGATTTTCATACGAAAGAGAGATGAATCGCCCGTAAAACGTGGGTCATAACTGATAAAATCACACCATTTGCGCTCTGTACAAGCCGTTTGGAATTGCATTTGTGCAAGATATTCAGGTTTGATTTCGTTATCGATAATGAAACGCATATGATTAGTTGATCTAGGGCATTTGATTTCGATTAGACCATCTTCATCAATCAGACCATCAGGGCTTGCCCCCGCCATTTTTATTGTGGGGTGTTGGATAAAGCCGCATTGAGTAACGTCAGTATCATAAATGAATGCATATTCTCTCAAGGCATCTTCTTCATTTTCAATACCCCATCTCATGTCTTCGGTTTCATAATAGGGGCTTGTTTGACCCGTTAAACGCTCTGTAATGAGTTTGATTTTGTAGTCTTCATATTTGCTTGTAGGAGTTCCCTTTGCTGTTTTACTGATAACGTTATAAACGTTTGATGCGGTGACTTTACCTAAACGAGCTTGAAACCATTCTGCTGTTCTTTGTTCCATTTCACACCGCCCTTTGTTGTTCATGAGACGTTGGAGCATATTCGATATCTTGGATATGAATATATTCGGCATTTTGTATAGAGGCGTCTGTTTGCTTTTGTTGTGGGAGAGATTGTAGAGCTCTTTCTATTTGAAAGTTTTTTCTTCTTTTCAACAGTCCCAAAACTTCTTGCGCTTTTTTACAAGACAAATCTTTTAGATTTTTTACCTTCGCGTAAAAGAGAAGATTATTTTCATCTGTTCCAGTTTCTTCAATTAGCCCTTTTATCTGTTCAAGCATGTCATAAGAAATAAGTTCTACTTGTGTGATGTTATTAATACGTTTAGCTTCGTCTTCTTCATAAATACCGGACAAACCAAAAGCGTAGCGTGCACATTGTATAGTGGCTTTATGACGTAACATGCGTGCTGGGTATTTTTTCCAAGCTTCACTTTTTTCTTGTAGGCATTCTTTTAAATGTTCGGTGACTTCGACAGGGTTTGTAATGCCTTTGAGATGAATGGCATATTTAATGGCAATGATCCCACCATCTTTATCAAGTTGATCTTGAAAGGTCATGCCATCAAAGTCCGGATTAGACTTAATGATCTTAATCCAACCATCAATAGAGACAACGGGTATCATGCCGCCGCCCGTTTTAGGGATTATATAGATCTCTTTAGTTAGAGGATTGAGACCGTACTTATTTGCAATAAAAAGAAAAATAGCAAATTCTTCATCAGTGATTTTTTCGGCATTTTTATCACTAGTACAAGTTTTTTTAAGAGCTTTTTTAAATTCTGAAGGAGAAAACCCATATTTTGTTGCCATAGTGTCTAATGGTAAATCTTTCATTCTTATTTCCTTACATTTACGTGCAACTCACCCGTGGCGTGAATCACGCATGTGTTAAAGTTGTTTGGTTTGCTAGAAAGGAATGATATCCTTTTTTGAAGAACCGCCGTTTTGGGCTGTCATAGTTTTTTTACAAGCTTTTGAATTATCATAAATTTTTGTATTGCCATAAATTCTTGAATCGGCATAAATAATGACATCTCCATAAATTTGTGTGTGTCCAAAAATATCACCACCATCTATTTTGGCGTTATTATAAATTTTGGCATTGCCAAAAACCTCGGCAGAATAACGAACTTGTGCGTTATCATAAACCTTAGCACTATCGTAAATCTTGGCACAGCAATACGCTTTGGCATCATTATAAATCCAACAATCGTTTTCATGGCTTAAATTATCTTCATATTCTATGAAACCGCCAAGATCACCTTTTTTAACATCTCCAAAATCTTTTAACGCACGTATACGGAAAAGATTAATGTATCCATCAACTTCGATTGTCTCATTAGTAAGTTCGTATTTCTTTTCCATGATTACCCCCTACCTTAAACAGTATTGTTACCGGATTCTTCTGTATTTCTGGGTACTTGGTCGCTGTCACAAATGATGTTATTACCAGACATAAGGGCAAAAATCTCGGTACGACCAAAAATAGCAGTTTTTCCACGAAGCCACGCTTTATGATAAACATTGGCACGACCAAAAACCTTAGCTTCTTCAAAAACTAGCGCTTCATCAAAAATCTTTGCATTGCCAAAAACCCAAGCTTTATTAAAAACTTTGGCATCACCAGAAACCTTGGCATTGCCATTAACCATGGCATCACCAAAAATCTGTGCCTGACCATGAACCCTAGCATAATCACCAACCCAACAATTGCCCTCATGGCTTAGGTTGTCTTCATTTTCAATAAATCCACCTAGATCACCTTTTTTAACATCTCCAAAGTCTCTCAATGCTCTAATTCGGTGAAGTGTTTTTCTACCAACTTTGATTGTCTCATCAGTAAGTTCGTACTTCTTTTCCATGATTACCCCCTACCTTAAAACGATGTCGTTTTCGGGTTCTTTTGTATTTCCAGTTACTTTGGCATCCCCATAAATAGAGTTATTGCCAGAAACCCATGCACCACCAAAAATATGAGCATTGTTGTAAATCTTCGTATAACCACAAACTTGTGCTCTACCTAAAATCCGCGCATTATCAAAAACCTCGGCATTCCCAAAAACCTCGGCATATTTATAAACCACGGCATTATCATAAATTCGTGCTTCACCAAAAATTTTAGCATCACCACAAATTTTTGCATCACCATAAACCTCGGCTTTACCAAAAACCTTGACAGAATTAAAAACTTGAGCATTGCCATAAACCTCGGCATCATCAAAAACCTCGGCATGACCAGAAACCTCGGCATCATCATAAACCAAGGCATCATCATAAATTCGTGCTTTCCCATAAACCTCGGCATCATTAGAAACCTTGGCATGACCACAAACCTTGGCATGACCACAAACCTTGGCATAATCATGAACCTTGGCATAATCATGAACCATGGCATAATCATGAACCATGGCATCATCAGAAATCTGTGCATGACCATAAACCTTGGCATAATCACCAACCCAACAGTTGCCCTCATGGCTTAAGTTCTCTTCTTTTTCTATAAAGCCGCCGATATCACCAGCTTTAACATCTCCAAAGTCTCTCAATGCTCTAATTCTATGAAGTGTCTTAAAGCCAAGCTCGATTGTCTCATCAGTCAGTTCGTACTTCTTTTCCATGATTTATTTCCTTTAAGTTAGAGTATTCCTTTGTCGCTCTTGAAAAGAACGGCATTGGTTTGTGTTGTAATTTTTTTGAAAAAGGGGGGCTCTTAGAAACGCCCTTGATAGTTTTTAAAGCACATCTCAAGGATAACGGTGCTGTTCTTCATAAGTACCGTACCTTTTATCTTCACATTCACGCCGTTTGATATCATCTAAGAAAAAACCGTATGCGGAGCTATGTAGAACAAAATCATGGGTGATATCTTCTTCAAAAAGCTCTTCTTCATACTTTTTAAGGTATAATTCAGCGGTATCTTCAGAGATATCTTCGCACCGGTTATTTGTTGGTTCTACACGGAAGATTTGCACCGCATTATCGGCTTGGTCGATAAAGTTGATGATTTCCTTTTCTTCAAAGAAAGGTCCATATTTAGCGAGATTTTGCTCTTCATCTTCACAGACAACTAATAAAATTTCATGAGAATTTATAAGCACTGGTTTGTTCACAACTACCTCCATACAGCCTATTGGCAACGGTTGGTTTTTAAGATATGGAGATGAATATATGTAAAAAGTGCAAGTATCAACATAAAAATGTAAAAAGTGCATATTTATGTTAGGTATATTTTTTTAAAAAATGCACTATCCACAATTTATGGAGATACAAAATGCAAATCGCAGAACAAGATTCTAACATTTTACAAGGGTTTTCTCAGAAAGAAAAAGAAACTATTACTTATCTTTTGATTGCCTTAAAAACTCAATATATAAAATCACAGATTTCTTGTTTTCTTCAGAAAGATCACGATAAAAATTCATCAATTCTTGATCAACATCATTGAAGAAATTTGGGGGGGGCTCGTTAAAAAACTCAGCTATTTTAACTAATTCCCCAATACTTATGCTTCTTGATTTTCCATTTTTGTAAGGATTAATCATTCTGCTTATAGTGGATTGATGGATTCCTAGGTAGGCGGCTAGTTCTATTTGTGCACCGTGTCCACGTTCGTCTAATTTTTTTTCTAGCCATTGCTGGATACTTTTTTCAATATTGCTACTCATAATCTAATTATTATCCCTAAAAATACGTAAAATGCAAAAATGCAAAAGGTGCATTTTTTGTTGACATATGTAAAAAGTGCAATTATTTATTGCGCTGTTATGGAGATTACATATGGCTTCGAGAACAATTATAAAATATCTAGGTGGTTTCAAAACTGTAGCAGCCATAGTGCAAAGAGATGCGTCATCTGTTTCTAGATGGCGTGCTCTTATACCAGCAAAGCACCAACAAAAATTATTAAATTACGCACGTGACCATGGGATAGATTTACGTCCAGAAGATTTTTTTTATCCAGAGCGCTTACAGACATTAATGCAAGAGCAGCGCCCCCCAATTACGAAAATTTGCAAGAGCAGCGGTGTTGAGAACACCGGCGAGACTTTGCAGCCTTAAGGAGATCAGAATGAGTTTAAATGAAATTTTATCAATAGCAATTTTTGCAATGTTACTTATCGACGCCGTGATGTTTGGTTTTGCTTTGTATTATCGCAACCAAGTTAAGGCGCTTAAAAAGGAGATTGAAGATGAAGAATTTGCAGCTAGGGCTTTAAAAAAAGAACGCGAAGAAATTAGGGAGATCATTAGTGGGTATGATGAGAATATAGAAAAATATGAAGAGGAAATTAAGAGACTTAAAGAAACTAGAGACGAATACAGAAAAACATTACAACGAAAAAATCAAACTATAGATAAACTAATAGCAGAAATAGAGACGCTTAAAGACGAGCATAAAGAAGCGCTTGAACAGAAATATATAGCTCTATGCTGTCAATTTGAAGAAAATCGATCTCTTAATAAAAAGATTGAAAAGCTTACACAAGAGCTTAAGCAGCGTGATGCATCTGTAAACAAGCCAACTCAGAAGAATAAGAAGAAAAGTAAGTGAGGTGAGAGGGATGAGTCCAGAAGAAATTCAATATTTGTCTAAATATATCACATTAATAATTTGTAACGTAGTGGCACTCTATCACGTTTATTACTTCTATAAAAAAACACAACAATTAAGAGATGAGATAATGGAAAAAGATAAAATAATACACGAGCAAGAAAAGATCATCAAAAAATTATCTTCTTTTTGATGATTTCTATCTTTAATAATTTTAGAAATAAATAAAAAGGAATTTAAAGTGACAAGCTTTGGAAATATGGATGTAATTGTATAATAATACTAATCTTTGAATCTATTCCAAAAATCGCTGTTCTGTTCTTCTGTCCAGCGAAAAAATCCAAGACAAAAAGTAGCTTCAAGCGTTTCTTCTGGATTATTAGGAGCGGTGTGTTCAACTATAATGGTTATAGGTTTTCTGATTTGTGGTTGTTCAGGATTCAATGTTAAAATGATCGAAAATTCACTGTCACCATTCATACTAAACAGATCAAAAAAGTCTTTCGGCTCTGGTCGTAATATGGGGTTTATTAAATCAATATGTTTTGAGTTTTGTATGATGATTTTAAATGCATTTTTTTCTCTCGCAAACTTTTGAATGTGAAGAGGAGAGTCAAGATAGTATGCTTCAATAAATTGAAATGAGCTGTTTTCTGCTATCCTGATGCTATTTATTTTAATTATTTGTTTTGTAGAATTATAGAGGACTAATCCCATGTTAATTTCTATATCATTAGGATATTTTGGACCTAGATCATGTACTCCTCTATATACATTATATACTTGTAGTTTGGATCCTAATTCTCTCATTTTTTTTTCAGACAATAAAACAGAGAGGTGTTTTTTTGCTATTTCATTTTGGTCTTCAAGATACTTAAATTGTTTATCTATTCTTTCTAAGTCTTTTTTTCTAAACCAAAAAAGGAAAATTCCATTAAAAATAGCAATGACAGTAGTGTCCAATGCACTTATCCATTTAAGTATTGTTTCCATCATATCCTATACACTCTTCTTTTCTTCATTTTCGGAAAAAAACAATCTTATAAAACACGTTATGTATGGATCGGCGCGGTGATTAACACGATTCTTTGTTTTGATCTAGGGACGAAAACGGGGTGGGCGATGTGTGGAGGGAGAGGTGACATATTTAGTGGCACCGTTGATTTTAAATCACGCCGTTTTGAAGGCGGTGGGATGCGTTATTTACGCTTTAAAAGATGGCTTACAGAAATAAAGCATACAGCAGGTAGCATTGACGCGGTGTATTTTGAAGAGGTGAGGCGTCATGTTGGAACTGATGCAGCGCATGTTTACGGTGGTTTGTTAGCAACGTTAACAGCGTGGTGTGAACATCATGAGATACCGTATGAGGGGATACCGGTTTGTACAATTAAGAAAGTGACGACGGGCAAGGGGAATGCGTCGAAAGAAGAGATTATAGAGGCGATGCGTGCAAAAGGACACGCGCCTTGTGATGATAACGAAGCGGATGCTTTAGCGATTTTACATTTAATTAAAGAGAGGGAGATCTTATAGCGATGCCCAGTAACAAAGTGGAATGTGTAAAGTTTAATTCAGATCAGTTTTTAAAAGAGCTTATGGGTTTAAAAGCAACAGAGAAGGCAGTTTATACAACCCTTGTGTTGCTTATGAATGATAAGAAAGCGCCTCTTATCAATAATGCATCTTATTTATCAAGTTGGTGTGGGTGTTCAGTAAGAACGTTTCAAAAGACATTAGAGACTTTAATAAGCATGGGTTACATCACGCGTTTAGAGAATGGGAACTTATGGCATAGGTCATTAGCTTTTGATTATAGCATCAGTAAATTTTCAGAAAGAGCTTCAAAAGCAGCGCATATGAGATGGAGTAAGAAAAGAGAGGAGGCAATACATGTCAACTAAGTTGCCATGGACGAGGCTTTTTGCAGACAAGTGGCTTCTTGATCTTGCGCATTTGCCCGCTTTTGAAGGTTTTATATATGTGAAGTTGCGATTTCAAATGCTTCGCACTGGAGAACCGCTTAAGAATAATTTTCGAGTATTGTCTTTATTGGCTGGTTGCTCAGTTAAAAGATTTCAGAAAGCATTAGATCTTTTATTAGAAACTGGACACATTGTTTTTTCAGAAGATGGTCGTTTGTGGAGTTTACAAGTTGAGGAAGAACTCAATAACTCAAATGAAAATTTAAGTAAGTTTTCAGAAAGAGCACAAAAGGCAGCGAAGGCAAGATGGGATAAAAATAAAGATAACAGTGATGATGATGCTAAGGATGCTACAAGCAATGCACAAGCAATGCTTAATGATGCTATTAACAATAACATTAACATTAACAATAACAATAACAAAAAAAATAAAAATATTATTTTATCAAAAAGAGAAATTGAATTTGAAAATTTAGAAACAAACGATTTTGTTGACGAGCCAATCGAGTGTGATGATGTTCAATCAGAAGAAATCAAAACGATAGAAACTAAACAACCAATCATTCACGAGCAAAATAACAACATTTCAAACGAAGCTAATAATCGATGGCAAAGTAACGAAGCAATGATTGAGAAATTGCCACCACGAAAAGGTAAAAAGGTTGGCAAACAACTTTCAGAAATCGTTGACAAGATAATGCCTGCTTATTTTCCAGAGAAAGCAAACTTTTTTGAGAAAGACAAGAAAATGAGGGAAAAACAAGAAGTTGAAAGCATGTTAGAAAATTTCAAACCCGATTTGCAATACGCAATCGATCAAGGATTAACGCATGATGAAGCGTTATCAGAATATGAAAAATTTGTACGCTTTTCAAAAGCCAACCCATGTCGAAATGCTCATGAACGCGATTGGCAAAAGGCTTGGTACAATTGGATTACGCATCCAAAATATGGATTGGTAATGAATAAACACGCAGAATTAGAAATGAAAGAACTATGTACAATCACATGTTGTGAACCACTATCAGACACCTTGGTAAAATATCTCAGAAATATAGAGCCTATCAGTTCATTTGCAACATAATGAAATCGTATTTAGTTGCATTTGAAAAAACAGCAAAATAGTGAAAAGTGCTGATTGTTTTGAGAGTAGATATGGGTTTAAACAGCTAAAAAAGTACCGTACAGAGCGATTTTAGATTTTTATGATAAAAACCACATTGAAAATAAAAATGCTACTGTACGGTCCAGTATGAGGCAAATAAACCCATGGGTAAAGTTATGGATTTAGACTAGGGGATATTAAATCAAATGTTTTTAAGAAACCGTAAATCAAGACAGCAAAAAAAATTTATTGCAACAGCTGTTGGTCACGTACCATGGGGAATGGGGGTGGCAGAGTATTTTTACAATCTTTACGAATATGATGATGGAATGAGGGAATATGAAGAATTTGAAGGTGGTCAGTATCATGATCAAGATATGCCTTTGAAAGTTGATTACAGCACGAAGGCGCAAGTGAAAGCTTGGATATACGGTGGCAAGTTACCAAAAAGCGTATTGAATTTTGAAGCGTTAATAGACGAGGTAAATGTGAAAATTAAAGAACGTACAAAGGATGATCAGTTGATTTGTGAGATAACGAATGATGGTGAATGGGGCTACCCATTGTCTTGCGATGAAATGGATAGAGAGCTAGCAAAAGCCGTTGATATTCAATTATGTAAGCATCAAAATGAAAAAAAGTGAAAAAAATAAAAAATACGTATTGACTTTAAGGAAAAGGTCGTTTAGAAGGACCAATAAGTGCTTGAAAAACACTTAAGCGAATAGCGGATAGGTTACGAAACAATCTTTTCCTGCTTTAAAATTTGACTTTATTTTTGTGCTATGATTGGCATATAAGGATTTTGTCGGGTGTGGTTACACTATACAATACCTTTTTGGGGAAGGTGTAACGACGGACTATTCGCCGTGTTTTTCAGCACCCGACGCTCTTATGGGGTGTTAATGAAAAACTTTCTTACGAATAGGAGTTCCCTATGAACAATTTAGTAACAGTCAACAATAATGGTATTGCTGTAACAACTTCTTTAAAGATTGCTGAGGGCGTAGGTAATACGCATAAAACAGTTATACAATTGGTTCGTAAAAATATTAAAGATTTTGAAGAATTTGGAAGGGTCGCATTTGAAATGCTACCCTTTAAAACAAAGGGTGGCAGACAAAAGAGAGAAGTTGCCATTCTTAATGAATCGCAAGCAACTTTACTGATGACATATATGCGCAATAATGACACGGTGCGTGCATTTAAAAAGGCGCTTGTTAAAGCTTTCTATGAATTAAAAAGCCAATCAAAAAGTCGTGATTTGTTTTCTACAGAGCATGATTTATTTTCTTATGAAAGTTTAAAAGCTCCTGAGGGAATTGGTAAAGTTTTAGGAATGATTGCAGCGCGTTTATCGTATGTAAATGATTTACAAAAAGAGCTTGATCATTACAAATTAGTAACAACAGAAGCCAAGCGTGTTTTAACAAACGCTGTTGCAAAAGCAGCATAAAACAGCAGCGGCGGTGCGGGGGCGCCTCTTTAAAACATCTCATTTAAAAATTTAACAAATATGAACTTAGGGAGCTACCTATGACCACCACAACTGTATCTAAAAAATATGAACTTATAAATGAAAGTCGCGGTAAAGGGATTACTTTATACCGTATCCGTGCTTTAAGAGATTTTGATGATGTTAAAGCAGGGGATTTAGGGGGCTTTATTGCAAAGGAAGATAACCTCTCTCATGATGGCAATTGCTGGGTATATGATAATGCTTGTGTTGTAAGATCTGGTCGTGTTTATGAAAATGCAAAGGTCTATGGCAATGCTGTTATTGGTGGTTTTGTTTACGGCAATGCTCATATATGTGGTAAAACCCGCGTGTATTTTGGAGCTCATATTTATGATAATGCGCATATTTCTCATAACGCTTGGGTTTATCAATATGCGCGGGTTTATGGGAATGCAAAAGTATCAGGAAGTGCACGTATTTATAGCAAGGCTGTAGTTTATGACCATGCTGTTGTAAGTGGTGCTGCAAAAATTTATGGCAAAGTTTATGACAATGCTAGCGTGGGTGGGTATGTTAAGGTTTACGGTTCTGTTTATGGGAATGCAAAAGTGACTGGTTATCACACCATTAGAGGTTTGGTACATGGCAATGCAAGATTAAAAAGAAATGATTATTCATATGTTGAACAAAACGTTTACTATGCATATGGGATTCCAGAAGATTGTGAAATTTATGAAAATGATACTGTTGTAAAGATTGTTAAAAACAAAGCAGCGTAAATAAGGGGCGGGGGCTGGTTTATAGCAAAAAAGAAAGCCGCGTCCTTTGAAGACACGGCTTTCAACGATTCAAAGTTTAGAAGAAATATATCTATTCAAGCTTATACCATTTTCCGCTGCTTGAATTGCAAGTTTTCTGTGGAGTTCTGGTGGAATCCTTAATTGAAATTTACCAGTATATTTAATATACGACAAAGGTACGGGAACTTCTTCTCCGTTATGTTGCATATCTTCAACAACTTCTGAAACGAGGTCCATAATGCCTTTTAAAGCTTTTTCCGCTTTAGAAGCTAGCCATGAAAGGGATGGAAATTCGGCACACAGTCCAATATATTCACCATCTTCTTGCGACCACAAAACACGATACGTATAATGATTATTGTTCATGTTTTATCCTTTCTATCGCTTGCAAGACTTGTTTCACTTGGTAGGCTTTTGCCTTGTTACCGGAATCTTTTTGAATATTCACACGGGGGTCACCAAACCACGGCGTCTTAAAAACAAAGTGGCTTGTACCATTGTTCCGCGCTTCTCCAAAAAAATATACACATACAGCCAACAAATCTGAAAACTTGATATTCTTTGGCGATGCTTTCATCAAGCTGATTATTTTTTCAATTTTATCGCTACCACTCATAGCTAATAATAGTATCATTATTAATACTGGTCAATCGTTTTATGAGCCTTTCTGGTTAACATTTTAAAGCTATTGAATAGGAACTTTATCCATTTAATAGTAAAAAAGAAAGCCGCGTCCTTTGAAGACACGGCTTTTGATTCCAAAACCAATCCAAAACTACTTTTTGATAGATACAAACAAAAAGAAGAAAATACCTTTTCATTACACAAAACGTATCAAAACGCAAGCCTTAATACATAAAAACCGCATCAAAATGAATTGATACGGCTTTTATAGCTAATGAATCAAATAAAATAAAATTGAAAAGAATAAGGGGAACTGAAAAATCTTTTCACTACTAAAATACATACTTTGTGTATAAACACAAGTTTATTTCAAATATTTGATGATGATTGTTCATATGATAAAGCCGCGCCCTTTAAGAACGCGGCTTCTGTTTTGCGATGTATTTCTATTATCATCATTCATAAGTATTACGAACATCTCTTTTGTTGCACAAATCGTGTCAAAACGCAAGCAAATAAGTAAAATAAAAACATGATTCATTCTTTAGATTCAGTTTATTAAAACCATTTTTGCTTGTAATAATATAGCATAACGTGTTATATTATTGTTATGTATCAGTTATTTTCGTTTCTAAGTACCATTTCCCATAAAAAGGACAGCAAAGCAAATGCTTAATAAAGTGATGTTAATTGGTCATTTAGGTGCAAATCCTGAAAGCAAAACAATGCCCTCCGGTGGTGAGGTGGTTAATTTTCGAATGGCAACGTCTGAAAGCTATACAGACAAGGCAACCAATAAGAGAATAGACAAAACAGAGTGGCATTCCATTGTGGTGTTTAATCCACACTTTGCAAAAATAGCGCTTCAATACTTAAACAAAGGCAGCAAAGTCTATATCGAGGGGCAGCTTCAAACCCGTAAATGGCAAGATAAAAACGGTATTGACCGTTACACAACAGAGATCATTTTGCCTAAGTACAAAGGAGAGTTAAAGCTTTTAGACAACAAAAATAATGATGATCAAGAGCCGTCATCTGCTTATGCAAGCATTCACAGACCTCTTGATATGCCTACAAACTCTTTAAATGATGATGTTCCTTTTTAAACAGAAGGCGGTGTTGTGAAAGCAAATAAAAAGAGGGGACGCCCTAGAATCACAGGGCAGATAAGAGAAGCTAATGGTCGTATATCACGTGCAAAAGAACCGCGTGAAGCCATTGATAAATTAGCTATAGAAATGCGTGCAAAACGCTTTGGTTTAAATTTATATGACGCAAAAAATCCACTCGCAGGTACTTACATAGGGCGGCTTTGTTTGCAAGGTGTACTTACACAAGAGCAATATGACACTGCGCAACAGTACCTACAGATCAGAAACGACTACCTATGTGCAAAGGGATTGCCTAATGCAATTTATGACGAAATGCCGTCATCTTCTGATGATAAGGCAAGGGATAAATGGGTAAAATTTGCAACAGAGAAGTTTTTAAACACGCAAGAGGCAATAAAAGAAGCGCAACACCTCTATAGACATTACAATCTTTATGCTGCGCTACAGTCCCTCGTTATAGAAGATCAAGAATTATCGCATCTTGTGAGCTCATTACGGGTGGCTCTTAATGCGCTTCAGAAGTATTTTGATCAAAAAAGTAAATGATAAATGTTTTATGTATTTTTTGTAGCATGACGTGAAACGTTTTTCTGTACAATTCGTTATATTTGTATTACAGTGAATACAAATATGAGGATTACGTTATGACAATATCTATTCGGTTGCCTAGCGAACTTGAAACACGTTTGAATAATTTAGCTGCTAAGACAGGACGTACAAAGTCTTTTTATTTGCGTGAGATTATTGAACGTGGAATAGAGGAAGCAGAGGATTATTATTTAGCTTCACAAGTAAGAGAGCGCATTCGAAGAGGAGAGGCTACTTTTTATAGCTCTGAAGAGGTGAGGAAAGAGCTTGGTTTGGACGATTAGATATGAAAAAAAAGCTCTCAGTTTTTTAAAAAAATGCGATAAAAAAGAAGCGCGGCGGATTGTTGATTTTTTAGATCAACAGATTGCTTCTCTTGAAGATGTGCGTACAATAGGAAAGCCTTTAAGAGGCCAGTTATCAGGTTTGTGGAGATATCGTGTAGGAGATTATAGGATACTTTGCGAGCTTTATGATAAGGAGCTTGTCGTTTTAGTTTTGGCTGTTGGACATAGAAAAAATATATATAAAAGCTAATTTTACGAGTTTTTTATAATCGATGCCCCTTAAAATTATCAATATGTGTTATTTTAGTGTTGACAAAGTGTAGCAAATCGTATTTAATGACATTGCTGTACTTAGGCGTATTGTGTCTAGAGAGGGTGATGTACAGTCGAAAATCCCCGCAAATGCGGGGTTTTTTATTATCTGGAGGGCGTATTTTATGACATGCGAAAATACAGAACAGGCTCCAAAACCAAAAAGAAAGTTGAGACCAGCAAGGGCAGGTATGGGGCGTGTTAAAGGGGTTCCAAACAAGAATACACGTCTTCTTAAAGAGGCAATTATTAAAGCAGCTGAATTGGCAGGCAATAAGTATGGCAAGGAAGGGCTAATCTCTTATTTGGAAAAGCAAGCAGTCAAATGCCCCGCTGCTTATTTAGCATTGCTTGGTAAGGTATTGCCTTTGCAAGTAACAGGGGAGGATGGGGATGCAATTAAGGCAATAACGCGTATAGAAATTGTAGCGCCTGATTTTGAGGAAAATGCTTTAGAGTAAGATGACTGTAACGAAAGTTACCATAGGTCCGAAGCTTATTCCCATATTTCTAGGAAAAGCGTCAGTGCGTGCAGCTTGGGGAGGGAGAGGGTCTGGGAAGACAAGATCATTTGCTTTGATGGCAGCTTTAAGAGGCTATCAATTTGGTATGAAAGGGATATCGGGGACTATTCTTTGTGCGCGTCAGTTTCAAAATTCGCTAGCAGAGAGTTCATTGGAGGAAATTAAGCGTGCTATTGAATCGCACGATTTTTTAAAGAGCTATTACAAGGTCGGGGAAGCTTCGATTAAGTCGAAAGATGGTCGTATTTCTTTTCAGTTTTCTGGACTAGATCGCAATATTGCGAGTATTAAATCGATGGGGCGCATTTTGCTCTGTTGGGTTGATGAGGCAGAGCCGGTTACAGAGACAGCTTGGCAGACGCTTATTCCAACATTGCGTGAAGAGGGGGAGGATTGGCGTGCAGAGTTATGGGTAACATGGAACCCGTTACGGGATAATGCACCAGTTGAGAAACGATTTCGCTTTTCGGATAATGAAGCCATTAAACGTGTTGAGATCAACTGGTCAGATAATCCATATTTTCCTAAGATCTTGAATGAAGCGCGGCTTGATGACCTTAAAAACCGTCCAGAGACCTATAAACATATTTGGGAAGGGGCTTATCTTACAGCGGTTCAAGGGGCTTACTACCAAAAAGAGATGTTGGCAGCCGAGCAAGAGGGACGGATAGGGCGTGTTGCACGTGATCCATTGATGCAGATACGCGCCTTTTGGGATATTGGGGGAACGGGCGCTAAGGCAGATGCAACAGCGATTTGGATAGCCCAATTTGTTGGTAGAGAGATCAGAGTGCTGGATTATTACGAGGCACAAGGGCAGCCATTATCGGAACATATCGGCTGGTTACGGCAAAATGGTTATGAGAAGGCACTGATGGTTTTGCCGCATGATGGTGCGACCAGAGACCGTGTGCACAATGTAAGTTTTGAAAGTGCTCTCAATGATGCGGGATTTGAAACGCAAGTCATTCCTAATCAAGGAGCTGGTGCTGTCAAAATGCGAATAGAGGCAGTGCGGCGTATTTTACCTTCTGTTTGGTTTAACGAGGAGACCACAGTATACCTAAAAACACAACAAAGTCAATATGTTGAGTGTAATTATTTTATATGAATCCACTTAAGAATCCATCCTTTTATGCATGTTTAAATTGACCATTTTTTATATAAGATTGTCACGTATGAATAGAGCATAAAAAGCAAATCATGATGTAAATATTATAACGCATGTGTGCATTCAAATGAAATGAAAAGCAGCTATCATTCATAACAGTTCATAAATTTTATGATACGTTTTTATCACTCAAAAATCGCATTGTTTTAAAATTTAGTCGTTTGAAATTTTCAATAACATACGTTTAAAGAACACAGCTTGTTTTAAAGATTGGATTGCTAATCATATAAAAGGAACAAATTAACGTTCGCCAAAATTGGCGAGCGCAAAATCTAAAAATGTTATAGCAATATTAGATCATTCTATAAGAGGGTAATCATTTAAAACTGTCATAAGCTTATAGATTGAGTTCATTAAAGATTGCACAAAAGGATTTTAAAATAATGATTTTATAACCACGGTATTTTTTTACCGGAGTAGAAAATCAAGTTTTTTTGAAGAACAGAACTATATTCGCTTCCATAAAAAAATGGAGGCGCATAATGCCATAGAAGTAGAATACTATATACCTTAGACATGGTATAAAAAACGTTTTAAAAGTTATCGTTTAAAAATACGAAATCAAATGGAGTCACCCCAAAATTGGGGGCAGCTATTTAGATAAAGATAAGCAAGCAAAGTTCAAAACCATTGTAAGATCATAAAGGCATAGGATTTTACTAAATTTTGGAGTCAAAAGCGACAATATTTAAAGAATGCTTAATTCTAAAAATAACGCCCTCAAAATTGAGCCGGCTAATTTTTAAAGAAAAGTGAAAATACGTTTATGAGAACCTCTTTAAGGGAACGTTTAAACGTTTGAAACATAAAATGAGATGATTATAAAAAACGTTTCATTTACGAAAAAACAAAGATCTAGATTTCACAGCAGAGAAAGTCTTAAAAAACTTACATCGTATAAAAGCTGCTTTTAAAAACCAACGCTTATAACTGTAAAAAACGGATTTGTTACAGATATTTCCTTCATACGCATTGCGCTTCGATTATTGATATTACTTACCAAGCATTTTGCTTATAGAATGTAAGTTATTTCAATTCACTCAGCTCTATTTTGAGTTTAGTATTTTAAAACGTTTTAAAGAGGCGTTTTATTGATACGTTTGATAGCCATAACAAGCGTTTATAGACTTTCTCATTCAAATGAATGCTATCAAGATTATACCCATCGTTTACGGTTCTTTTGTTAAGTTTTCATAAAAACAATAAAGCGCTTGCAATATAATACGTTTTGTATATACGCATTCATTACTCCATTGTAGGTGATTATTAAATCATTAGAATCAAAATTTGAAAGCCGCGTCATATCAATTGGCACGGCTTTCTTTTTTTGGAGTTCTCTCTTTTATAATACGTTTTAAACAATGTATCTTATAATGCGTTAAAGGCGCCCCCCCATGCCCTTCCTTATTCTGTTTTATCAATAATCTTGATAACATGATCGCTTTCATAAACTTCACAATTTTTTGGTACCAACTTTTCTTTGCTTTTTTTGTTTATTTTTGCATTCCCATAAGCACGACCCCAGACCGTTGCACAATATGAGAGTTTTGCATTGCCATAAACAGAACCATAAACCTCACAAGAGCCCCCCACGTTAGCAGAGCCATAAACCTTCCCATAAATCTTTGCACGCCCCTTAATAACAGCATAATTATAAACCTTGGCATGGCTATAAATGCAAGCCGAGCCAGAAACATTGGCATGACCATAAACCCTTGCATAACTAAAAATTGCAGCATCATGAGAAACATGCGCATGGTCATAAATATGAGCATCAGCAAAAACGCGGGCGCCGCCACTCACATGAGCATTGCCATAAATATTCCCATAAACATGAGCACTACCATAAACAAAAGCATGATCATAAATTTTTGCATATTGAGAGATAAAAGCCTTGCCATAGATCTCACAATTCCCATAAACTTGACCACAGACTTGAGAATAATGCCGTATTTTTGCATTTTCATAAACACGAGCATGACCATAGACACAAGCATCATCATATACCCAGCAATTGCCATCATGGGATAAATTGACTTCCTTTTCAATAAAGCCGCCCAAGGCACCCGCCTTAACATCATCAAAATCTTTTAAAGCCCGAATGCGATAAAGATTTATAATATTTCGAGTAAGCGCATGTTTGATTTGTTTGATTTCGCTAGTTAATTCATATTTTTTAGACATAAGAATACCCTCACAATCTAATGTGATAAACGTTTGATAAAATTTGGAATGGAAAATTTGAAAGAGGGGCGCCCCCGCAAACACCCGCATATGATTTACGCAGCGTCTTTTATGGTTTGATCACAAATATTGATATGACCATTCAATTTTTGGGTATCTATATATGAATTACCAAAAACACTCACTTTATCGCAAATGTATGTATAGCCGGTAATTTTTGCATTTTCATAAATACAAGCATCATCACAAACCACAGCAAAAAACCAAACTTGAGCATTGTCATAAATTTTAGCATGCCCTTTTATAACAGCCCTATCAGATACCTCAGCATGATTCAAAACGCAGGCATGATCATAAACGTAAGAAGAACCACAAACTCTAGCATGATCAGAAACTCTTGCATTGTCATAAACACTAGCAAAATCAAACACCTTTGCATTATCGCAAACCATCGCATTATCGAAAACACTAGCGTAATCACAAACTGTAGCATTATCAGAAACATGGGCATTATTATAAACACGCGCCTCATTATACACCCAGCAAATGCCATCATGAGAGAGATTACTTTCCTTTTCGATAAAACCACCAAGATCACCAGCTTTTACATCAGAAAAGTCTTTTAAAGCTTTAATACGATAAAGAGTTGTAATCTCTTTAGTAAATATATTTTTAATTTGTTTGATTTCACTGGTTAATTTATATTTTTGAGACATAAGGATACCCTCACAATTGATATGTGATACACATTTTCTAAAATTTGGAATGGGAAATTTAAAAGAGAGGCGCCCCCGCCGCGCCCGCGTCATTATTTAAGCAGCATCAGTTTCATATTCGCTGTTATCATCATCATTATCATAATAGCCTTCAAAATCAGCATAATATTCATCACGATAATAATCATCTTCGCTACCAAATTCAGGATATTCATTATCACAGATATCTTCATTCGCTTCTAAAAAGGCATTGCTATGAATATAAGAAGAGCCAGAGATAAGAGCATCACAAACAACGGCATCATCAAAAACACGCGATTCATCACAAATGTAAGCAGAGCCACTTATTTTCGCATTGCCACCGACATGAGCATCATCACAAATGACAGCATTATCCGAAATATGAGCATGGTCAGTGACACGGGCATTATCATAAATTTGTGCATTGCCTTCAATAACCACGGCGTTGCTAGCATGTGCATTGCCCGACAGCTTTGCATTATCCTTTAATGTCATCCCTTCAAAAATAGCATTGCCATAAATTTGTGCATTGCCATAAACGTCTACAAAAAAGCTTTTTACTTTAGCATTTCCAAAGACCCGTGCATTTTGAAAGACCCGCGCTTTATTATAAACCCAGCAATTTCCTTCATGAGAGAGGTTATCTTCCTTTTCAATATACCCCCCGAGGTCACCTTTTTTGACATCATCAAAATCTCTTAAAGCTCTAATTCGCGTTAAGAAATGACCATCTACATAGTCACCATCATTAATAAATTCGTATTTTTTTGCAGGCTCTTGTTTGTTAGCAGGTACAGTTTTATTAGCAATTTTAGAGATAACGGGGGTGTTTTTTGAGATATATGTCATATTAAGATTCCTAGTTATTTAGAGTTTTGAAATTGACACCCTATAAGGGCGTCGGGCGCTCAAAACACGGTAACTAGTCCGTTGCTACGCTTTTCCCATAAGGGTATTGTATAGCGTAACTACACCCGACAAAGTCATCATATATGCTAATCACAGCATAAAAGATAGTCAGTATTTTAAAGGACATGGAAGAGGCTGTTTCGTAACCTATCCGCTAGTTATTAAGTGTTTTGATCACTTGGTTATTTATATAACAAAATACGTATTTATTGTCAATTAATTTATGCACTTTTTTGATATTTTTTATGATTTTTAAAACGCATTATGTGTAAATGTTTATCATATGCTTATTAAGTGCTTCTTTTGTATTATATGCTCTTAAAGGTATATTATAGGCTTTCTTAAACGATTGCGTTATTTTTTGAATCTATACATTTATAATATTTATAAACGCTCTCATCATGCGTATTTTTAACTTTATAACCTATCATATTTTTTACGAAATGGTTTTAAAGATTTCTGTTAATTTCTTTTAATAACACATTTGCAACTTAACAGCCTTTTGTAGGAACTATCTTTATAACCAATGCTTTCATTTGCAATGTAATTATGAAAGCCTGCTTTTTTCACGCATTCTCTATAGCTGTTACGTTCTTATAGGCATTGCATCATTTTCATAAGAGAAATAACAAATAGGATTTATAACTTGTTATGAAAGCATCTAAGAGAGATTGATCATTATAGAGATTAGCAAAATCCCTTTTAATAGACTTTTGTCAGTTTAGTCAGTTCTTTTTAGAGCCTCTATTATTTTTTAAATGAGAGAAATTAAAAACATTCTATTTCAATATGTTAGTATTTTAATGACACAATCTATATTGACAATACAACATTAAATACAACTGTAAATATATATTTGTCATTTTTGTCAGTAAATTGAACCGACAAAAGTGATCATTTTAGTGAGTGATTAAAACACGTCTTATGAAAGCATGTGTTCCCTTAAAGCCTTTCAAAAGAAACGATTTATAATCATAAGAAATGCTATCAAGATTATTATGATTATGAGTTTTGAAGGGGTTTTGAGTTTTGAAGGTTGCTGCTTTTAGATAAAAAAAATAGTAAAAAATAAAAACGTTATATTTCAAGTGGTTAATTTTTATCAAGTTTTCAAAAAACAATCTATAGTGATATAGAAACCTATAAATCAACTTTTAATATATGTTTTGAAGGTATTTTGAAGGTTTGAGAAACCTTCAAAACCTATAGCAAAATGAATATACATAACTCTTTTTAAACAGAGCTTTTGAAAAGGATAAATCTATCATTTGAGATTACGGTATAATCTTTTAAAGCCAATCCAAAAGAAGCGTATTCTATTTAAATGGGATTTTTTAAAAGTCTTAAGGCAATCCAAAGTAGAGTGTTTAAAAGTGCAAATGATTTCTTTTTAGAAGAACGCATATAAACACTCCTTTTAAGATAATAGGTAATCAGCTTAATAAAAGAGGTATAGTTATATTCTATACCCCTTATGAGATTAGCACCCCCATTATGTGAGCATGGTTTATAAGTTTATTCAGTTTCTCTAATTTCTAATTTTGGTAAGTTCTTAACGATTTTCATTGTTTCTAAACTTACAGTAATAACCCTTTGAAACAATTCTAGAGGATAGGCAGGGTTTCCAACGGTTTCAACAGCATAGCGATTGGCATCATTCACAATACCACTCTTTTTATCAGTCTTAACACATTGACGTCCCATAACCCATTCAAGGGCGGGCTTGCCATTGACGATATATTCATAAGCCTCAAGAGGAATGTCTGTTATAATGATGTTGCTGTTGTAAATAACAGTGGTTTTATCCTTTTCCTTACTATTCTTAACTTTTGCGAATTTCATTTCTTTAACGTAATAGAATTCCTCAGGATTAGAAATATCAGTTTGTTTCGGATTGCCTTTTTTAAAGGTCACTGGATAGGGGGCCACATCTTCATAGTTTACGTGCAAATGCCCTAATTCACGCCCTGCAGTCACAAATTTCCAAAAATCTTCAGCCGTCTTTACACAAGGGATACGAGGGAGTTCTTTGCATAAATTATCAGCATAACGGGAACGATAATCTTCTGAATGTAAGAGCCCGTAAACATAATAGAATAGATCATCTTTAGTGATAATCTCATTAGGATAAGCTTCTTTAAAATGTGCTAATCCCTCATCAGTAATGGCATCACGTCTTTGTAAACCAGCTGTTTTGCTATCTTCTGTAGCATTTGCAAATAAATAGGATTGTTCCTCATTTTTACTTTTTGAAACCGTAGTACCTTCATAAATATAGCGTGGAAAGCATTGACTACCACCTTCCATCATATTAAGATTAGGTAAATCCTTAGCCATAAGTACAGAAAAACCTTTCATTGCTCCTATGCCTGTAATTTGTATTACTCTATTTTTAACGGATTTTTCCATAGAGAATACACGCGGCATTTGATAAACTGCTTCATTAAAGACGCTATTGTAATAAAGCCATTGTTTTGTAAAAGGGCGATATAGGCTTTGAATAAGACATTTATCTTCAAATTCGGAAAAATTACCTCTTAATAATTCTCTTTTAAGAGTACTGCTCCAACTAATCTTTCTTACATCGGAATTGACGAAATCATTCACGATCTTTGCACGTGCTGTACGATCAGTATGTGAATAGGTATTATTTAAACGTTTTACCTCACTATTATAGAAGGCAATCATGTTATTCATATTTTTCTTTACAGATTCACGGCTTGAGTTATACGCCCAAACATCACGATTGGTTGAAACACCAAGAGAATAAGTTTCAAAGAGCTTTCGATCATGCCCCTTTTTGACACCTATAGCTAAGAATGTTTTGAAACTTTCATTACGTTGTCCAAGCCAATCACCGTGCTTGTCTGGTGTAATTATTTGCCAACCTTTTTTGCTCCGTGTAATACCATCAATACTACCAAGGGTCTCGATTATCGTAAGCTTTTCTTTTCTCGTGAGATAATCCCCAATATCATGGAAATATATTTTCCCACGCTGTTGAGGTTCTGGATTTTTCACGAGAATAGAGATAGCTATAGGGGCTCGAGAACCTTCTCCAAAAATTCCACCACTTTCTTTTTTGCGTTGTTCTCCAGAAGTCCGAGCATTTCCTCGTAAATGGAAAATATAAAGGCTGCTAAATTCTTCAACGAGGCATTTTCGTAAGCCCGTTGTAGAATGTCCAGTAATAAAACCGGCATTTGTAACAAAGCCGATTACCCCAGCATTATTAATACGGTCACTAGCCCAGCGGATAGCGCGGATATAACTATCATATAACTTTTGCGTACTAGTTGCTTCCGATTTAGCTATATAAGTCTCACGAATACGGTCATCTAGTATGGGATAAGGACTATTCTTTGCATTGTCATTTTCATTTTTTTGTCCAAATGAATAAGGAGGATTGCCAAAGATAACTTTGATATTCAGTTTTTTCTGGTGTTCTAAATATTCACTGTTTTCTTTAAATAATTTTTGTAGCAGTTTTTTTTCTTCAAGCATCCGAAACGTATCAGTTAAACCAATATGCTTGAATGGTATATAATCTCCTTTCATAAGACTATGATAGGTTGATTCAATGTTAATAGCTGCTATGTAATAAGCAAGCAAGACAATCTCATTGGCATGGATATCATGACGGAATTTATATTCCATATCCTCTGGTTTTATGAGATTGGATTGTAACAACCGTGTGATAAAAGTACCTGTTCCTGTAAAAGGGTCGAGAATCGAAACACCACGTGATCCTAGGCTTTTGCCAAATTCATTGCGTAAAACATCATCAACAGAGTGAATGATAAAATCCACAACCTCAACGGGGGTATAAACAATCCCAAGTCTATCCGTGGTTTTCTTAAATGCCTTGGCAAAAAAATCTTCATAAAGTTTGATAATAAGGTTTTGTCTTGCTTGGGGGGTGGTAATCCCAGAGGCACGGAATTTTACACTGTCATAAAACTCTTGTAACTCTTTCGAGACTTTCTTGATATTGGTTTTATCCAATTCAGCTAAGATCTTTTCCATCGCTTGAGAAATAGCATTGTTTTGCACAAATTCATTGCCATCAAATAAGGCTTCAAACACGGGGCGCGTTACAAGATGTTGTCCTAACATCTCAAGCGCTTCCTCTTGTTTGATTTCGCTGTTTAAGTTGTTTTGTAATTCTTTATGAAAGCTCTCAAAGGCATGATAGGCTTCACTGTTTTCATCGGATAGGATATCTTTAAGATGATTGATCTGGTTTTGTGCAATTTCAGCAACATTGCCAGCCCAAATGCCCCAGTAATCCGCAAGGGTAAATTTTTTAGCCAAAAGGGTTTTAAGGGCATTGGGAAACTCTTTATAAAAGGGTAATCTTCCTGTAACGCTATGAATGTATTTTTGTGGTTCATAGGCAGCTTTGCCAATATCAAGCCCCGTGCTTTCTGGTTTCTCATAAACATGGATTTTATCTTCAATCGTCGTCATACTCTTTAAGGCAGCAATCTCTAAAGTATGACTTACGTCTTGACCTAAAATCATCTGGTTAAGAGTTACTTCAAAGTTCTCATCATGAGAAAGCAAAGCATTGATCACTTGCCAAACAACACTGTATCTCTTGTTGTATTTTAAAACCTGTTCAGCAGAAACCCCAGCCGGTATCCCAACGGGTAAAATGATATAACCTCTCTTCTTGCCTGGTGAGCGACGCATAATACGCCCCACTGCCTGTATCACATCCACTTGGCTTTTGCGCGGGTGTAAAAACATAATCGCATCAAGAGCAGGAACATCAACACCTTCAGAAAGACAGCGCACATTGGTCAACACACGGCAGGCATGCTCCCCCGCATCTTCCTTTAACCAGTCAAGAGCTTCATTGCGCTTCTTGGCACTTTGTGTTCCATCAATATGCGCAAAGGTACATTGAAGAGGCGGGGTATCTTTATAGAGCTTATGAATACCAGACAATTCTTTCTGTATGTTTTGAGAATTAAATGTGTCACGGATACGTTCAGAGGTCTTGATATCTTTACAAAAAGCCAAAGCCCGCCGCATGGGGTTAGGGTCATCACTCAGATCAACTTTTAGATCTATTTTACTCAAGGCTTGATAACAACCTATGATCTTGGTCTTATCATCAAGAATAAGTTCATAATTCTCATCGGTCATCAGATGTTGAATGGATTCACTCACTTCCTCTTCATTAACACCCAAAACAATAATCTTATAAGGAACTAAGAGCTCATTCTTAACGGCTTTAGAGAATGTATAGGTATAAAGCTCTTTTCCATAAAGCGCTTCATCATCCATAGATGCCAGAATGCCATTCATCTCATGGGCTTGTTTTTTGGCATGATCAGCAAAGATCTTTGGGGTTGCTGTCATATACAGACGTTTTTTGCCCTGAATGATGCTGTTGTCATGAACCTTGATAAATTCAGATTCATGCTTGTCTGTTCCTAATACAACCCCCGTGGTCCTATGGGCTTCATCACAAATGATCAGATCAAATTCGGGTAAATCATGCTCTTTTTGCGCATCCGAAATCACTTGAATAGAATGGTAAGTCGAAAAGACCACAGTCATCACATCAAGAGAGGTTTTATTGGCTTTACGCGCAAGCTCTTCAGCATCCGTAGTAGCCGGTAAAACAAGATCAGAAGCATCAAGACCAGATTCATCATCATGTTTGCCTTTACGACGCTTGCCTACTTGTGTATCAGAACACACCGCAAAGGAACGCAAGGGGATTTCTGTATCAAGGGTCCATTCACGAATGGTTTGTGACATCAAAGCAAGAGAAGGCACCAAAAACAATACACGCTTGCCTTGACCTGCTATAGTCTCTGCTATTTTCAGGCTTGTGAAAGTCTTGCCTGTACCACATGCCATAATCAGCTTGCCACGGTCTGCTTCTTGTAAACCTTCACAGACCTCTTTCAGCGCTTCCTTTTGATGATCTAAAAGCTTTTTTTTCGGTTGTTCTTTAAGGACAGCTTGTCCTCTTTCTTTATAAGCGCCCCAATCAATTTGACTGTTTTCTAAATCAAACAGATTAATCTGTTGAATGCGAACTTCTTGACCATCACAAGTGTTGTTAGCATTATCACTCCAATTGCTTTCAGTACTATCAACTAGAATACGACGCGTAAAAATCTTTTTTCCAGAAGCAGCGATAAAACTATCAATATCTTCTTTTTTAATGATGTGAGCAGCATCATAGCATTTACATTGAATAGCCGCATAACCTCCTTGATCACGGATTGTAGCCACCAGATCAATGCCGATATCACGCCCATCTTCATCATGGTCCTCAGCCCATTCCGAATAAGTCTGAACCTTTTCGTATTCTTGCTTTTGCAAGGGGTCTTCAGACAGATAAGTCTTTACAAGATTTTCAAACAAAGTTCCTAATTCACGGGGTGATTTTGCCTGTTTACGATAATATTCCAACAAAGAGCGTAGCGTGACGTGTTCATTATCAGACTTAACAGATTGCAGCATATTACAACAGAGCTCCATTTTGGTATGAGAGGGTTAATTCTTATCAAAAGAATCAAAATGAAGCTTATTAAATCCATTTTGAGCGAAATGAGAAAAAAATGCAGAAAAATGCGAAAAAACGGATAAATTTTTTCAAAAGGGTTTTTAAAAGGCACTTTATCCACAGCCTATGACGCATGGTTAGATCAGCAAAGAAGTGGAATTTGCTTATCGTTTGATGTGTTAATCAGACAAATACACTATGGTCTTTTAAAACATCATAATGAGTATTTTGATAAGTTTTATAACAAATTCTACAGAGAGATTTTGAAGGTTTCTCAAACCCTCAAAATCTTCAAAATACTCAAAACTAAGAGATAGGAAGACTTTGAAGGTTCATTTTTGAATATAACGTTATAAATGTAGTGTTTTATAAGATTTCCAGATTGTCTATTGTGGTGTCTTATAACTTTTGGCTAAAGGATTCCATTCATAGCGTATGGTAGGTCGACCGCTTTTAGAGCTATTATCACTTGCTATTTCACGAATATAGTTACAACGGTATAAGAGCTCTAAAGCTTGCTTAACGGCTTGATTGTCTTTTAAAGAACTCCAACTTCTTTGATGAATATCACGTAAAGTAAAACCATCGGGTAAACAATCACAGCGTTCGACAATCAATTTTGCACAATCTTCTATAGAGGCATTCCCCGCCGCATAAAGTCTTTTGACATGGCTTAACAGATATTTTTCCCAACGCAATGCTGTTTGAAGAGCACCTTTATTGATTTCAAAACGCCCCCCTTCGGTCAATTCAAAAATCAAGGCAAGGCTTGCTATGGTCTTAGGCATTTTTAAAAGATGCGATTGTAAGCTTTCAGAAAGGTTATTCCCTTTAGCTTCTTTAAAAATCTTTTGCATCCATTCACGAAAGATCTCTTGAGCATCAGCAGAAAAACGCATGACAAGCGGGTGTTCTGGAGAACCAAGGGGTTTATCATAAAGAGAATGAAACACCCCTTCATAAGTTTTCCATGCCTCTTGATTAGGGTGTCTATCAACTCATTGCCAATCTTTTGTCTCATCGGGCCACACCAGCATTTGAAACCGTTGCAATAAACCATCATCGTTTATTCCACGGTGCATGGCTTGAATAATGGGAATAATCCGTGAAGGTTGAATGCCCCCAATAACAGAAAGGGTTGCATTGGGAATAAAAATGGTTCCACGCTCTATACGGTCATAGGTAAATTGATCATCTCCATTGAAAGCTGTTAAATAGAAAGAACGGTCTGTTTGATATTCCTTTCTCTCCAAATTGGCTAAAAAACCAGATAATTCATCACGAACCAACAATAGACCACGGGGGTTTTCTTTTAACAGTTCCCCAAGCTTTTCAAACGTGACATCATTGACGATAAGACGTCGTTTATTAAGCGTGTCATCATCATTTTTACGAGTAAAAAACTAAGTGGTGTGCAAAGTAATTATGCTAATCATATTCGCAACATTAGAAAAATAATAATTTATCATTACTTACTGATACAGAGCGCAGTATTGTAAAAAATAATTTGCTTCAATTACCAAATAAATAAAAATACAGTTGATTAAGGAAATTTTTGCTTTGTATGAAGCACACGTAAAATACGCACAACGCCATTTGAAATATCATAAATCATGATATAATTTGGATTTACAATAAGTTCACGTGTATTTTCAATTCGTCCTAAACGACCAAGAGTAGGAAATTTAACAAGTTTTTCTACCTTTTCAGATAAAAGTTGATCAAACTTTAAGGCAGCAGAAGGATTATCTTGTGATATGTATTCACGTATCTTTTTGCGGTCAACGTGTGCTACTTGTGTCCAAATTAGCTTCATAAAGTTGATCTATCTAGTTTACTTTGTATTTTTAAGCGCCATTCCCTTGCTTCTGCTTCGATTTCTTCAGAAGATATTATATCGCCCACATTAGCAGAATTTATCCCTAATTGAACTTGTTCTCGAAACCATAAATCATGTGCACTTTTTTCTTTTTGTTCTTTTACGATTTCGCGCATATAATCCCGCAACAATTGTGCACCAGATCTATCGCATGCCTTTGCTGCTTTAGAAAATTCATTTTTTAATACATCATCAACGCGAAAGGTAAATGTTGTTTCAGCCATTTTACCACCCCTTAATGTGTTACAATATAATTCTAATGTAATACATTTTTACTATTTCTTCAATAGCTACTGTTAGAATAGATATTTTATATCTATTTTGCATTTTCATAGACTTGAAAGAGACGCCCATAAATTCACGGGCTCTGATAACAAACCAGACAGCAGCGCCAGCCCCGTTTCAATTCTCACACAAATAACCAGATGTTTTGGATTGTCTTGGCTTAAATGCACAGCACCGCCCATGACAGATCCCAACATGGCTTTTGCTAGTTTCTGATCTGTTTTGCAGCCATTGGTTTGTAAAAAGGTTCTATGAATGGCAAAAGAGCCAGCCCCCTTAACAAGAGCAACCAACGCGGGCAGTGTCATTCCTAATGGGTGCGGACATTTATCGTGAAAGCGTAAATCAGCAGGCAATTCACATGTGATCCCCCGCATGCGTAAATAGGTTTCTGCTAAAGTATCTTTTATTGGTTGGCTCTGTTGCCAAATCTTTTTTGCTCTTTCTGCTTTCTGTTTTGTTCTTTTAAGATCAGTACAAAACTGTTTTGAGAAAGAGAGCCTATGATCATAAGTTTTATCAACAAAGGCTTGTTTCTCAAGCAAGCCAATTCTTCTAAGCGCTTGTATGATCTCTTTAAAAGAGCAGCCAGCATAACAAGTGAGTAAGAGACGCCCATCATGTCCATTAGAAAGAGATAAGCTAGGCAATTGATCATCATGGGCTGGACAGCGGGCTGTTCCATAACGCCCATGCCAAACCCCCGGCACAGCACGTGTAATGCCTCGAGCATTTGTATCAGAAGACATTTTTTGATCCTATAATGATTGCATCATAGGACGGACTCTGCTATTTGTAAGCTTCGTGTGAAAATGAAAAGCCTTGTCCATCCTTATGTGACAAGGTTTTTTTTATGCCGCATCACTTTGACGCTGCTGTTTTGCTTGTTCGATAACATTCAAGAGATCCGATTGTAACCAACGCGATAAAAAACCAAATTTTAAAGGCTTTGGTAAAGAGCCATTGGTCACATGACGACGGAAAGTTGAGACACTCATATGAAGCAATTTTGCACTTTCACGGTCTGTTAAAAGAACATCATTTTCTATCATAGTAAAATCCTTTCAAAAGTAAAAAAATGAGAACAAATCATGCCTATTTATTAAACACATTTTGGTTCATTTTTGAAGGTATTTTATTCATAGAAAATAATATTTTATCATATAAAATATCACGTGATACTTTATGATACTTATTGAGAGAGAATGAGAGAAAAGAGAGCTAAAGTTATCCACAGATTATGGGGTTATGCACCCCATATCTTAAGATTGACCGGTGACATAAGCCGTCCAGTTATCCATATAAACACGGCGCTGTTCTAAATAGTCTGTACGACGATAGGCACACTCTACTTTGCCGCCTACCGTATGACTTAGAATAGTTTCAGCGACCTCATAGGGGGCATCGGTTGTTTCAGCGAGCCAATTGCGTAAACTAGAACGAAATCCATGCGGGCAAGCTTCAAGTCCAATTTTTTTCATATATTTTGCCATACAACTATCATTAAGGGGACCCCGACCAGTTGCAGAAAAAAAGAAATCATTGCGAGAAAGCAAGCGCGCTTGTTTCAAAATGTCTAATGCTTCTGTTGATAAGGGAACACGAAATTCTGTTGTAGCATCACGCCTTCCTTTCATATTCTCAGCAGGGATAGTCCATATATCCCCCTCAACTTGATCTTTATGAATATGACACAAAGGATTGGTACGAACGCCTGTAAGAATAAGCAAACGCAAAGCCAGTTGTGTTAGGGTTGATGCTTCGCAAAGCGTTTTATAAAAAGCAGGAACATCTTTCCAATCCATGGCTGGTCTATTAGTGATCTTATGACGTTGTTTACCTAAAAGAGCACGCGCTTTTTCTGTTGCTTGTAAATCAACATTCAAACCTAAGGCAGCCGCATGTTTGAGACAAAGATTGAGACGGATAAGAGCTCTACGAGCTCTTCCAGCTTTTGTATGCCAAATAGGAGCGAGTGTGTTGCGTATCTCTGTTTGGGTAATTTCTGAAACCGGCAGACAGCCTAATTTAGGGAGAATATGAAGGCGTAATGGTAAAAACCAACTTCCATCTTTTCCATCCCCTTTTAATTCAGCTTTACGACTTTCAAAAGCATCCAACGCGATATCTTTTAAATAATGGAGATTACTTATTGCCTCACGCTTTTGTTTCTCACGTTCTTTAATGGGGTCACGCCCTTCACGAAGAATAGAGCGCCACCCATTTGCCAATTCACGGGCTTGTTTTAAAGAAACATCTCGCAACGCTCCCAAGCCCATTTCACGGCGCCGACCATGAATGGTATAACGATAAATCCATTGAGCACCTCCATCTTTACGCTTATGAAGAAGCAAGCCAGCACCATCATTATATTTGCCAGCCCCCAATGTTGCGACAGCCCTTGCATTAAGACGGTTCATAAGGACCATTTTTACTCCTTTCTTGTATAAATTTGATCCACACACTCATCCCGCTTGTTATGTGCAAATGAGTGATTTTGATTGATGCAACATAAACAGATTTGAAATGAGAGAATCTTACGTTATTCGGGGTTCTCATTCAATATGAATAACGCTAGATTATCATTATAAATCAATATGTTGTCTCAGATGTATGGTGGACAGCCTTATAGAGCAAGCCCTATCGCGCGAGGGGGCGTTGGCAATAGAGAGAACTTGCTGGAGGTTTTACGGGCATTATTAGCGTCACAGGAAGAGCCTTTGGAAGAAGAAGAGCGTGAAGATGATAATCCTTTGATGACGCAATTCATGCGGACATTTTACGGAGTTTAGGGTTCTAGGATATGTCAACGATTTATGATTGGTCGCTAAGAGCGGCGGATAACACGCGTGCGGATGCTTTGATTGATTGGTCAGAAGGGCAGCACCCTAACACAGTCAATAACAGCGCCCGTGTGATGATGCAGCGTGTCAAGGAATACTTGTTAGATGTGGGTGGAACGCTTGAAGGGATTGTGACGAATGATCATGCGCAACAAACAACAGCGATCAGTCTTCAAAGCCAATCGGCATTTTTAGAATACAAGAATGGTATCGTTTTACGCTTTATGGCTAAGGATAAAAATATTGGAGCAACCACGGTTTTTCTGAATGCTTTAGAGGGCAAGCCGGTTTATAAAGCGACCGCCTTAGGGATTGGTCCTTTATCGGGAGGCGAAATCCAACAGGGATGCATTTATACATTAGTCTATAATGGAGATGGTTGGCACCTTGTTAATCCAACCTCTATCCCTTTAGAAGAAGAAATCAGTCTTTATCCTACTGGTTTTATCGGAACGTTTGCGATGCGTGAAATTCCAAAAGGTTGGTTACTCTGTGATGGAAAGGCTTATTCGCGGACTGATTATAGTGATCTGTTTTCTGCGATAGGGACGGTTTGGGGAGAAGGGAATAGTGTTACGACGTTTAATGTTCCCGATTTTCGGGGGATGTTTTTACGAGGTGTTGATAGCGGTCGTCATATTGATGAAGGGCGTTCTTTTGCAAGTGTGCAAACAGATTTAATGGAGACACACGAACATCAGGGGCAAAGTCTTTCCTTTCCCCATTTTACCAGCAATGAAGATTTTTGGGATGGGAATACGACGGCTGTTTTGGGATATCGTCTAGGATTGTTTGGAGGGGGGGCTCTAGCAAACTTTATGGGAATAGAGCGTGAGAATTTAGGGAGCTATATTGCAAGTCCCTATAGCCATGATGAAAATCAAGAGGTTGACTTGAGAAGCTCTGGTGAAGGTGAGACGCGTCCAGTGAATGTTTCTGTTTTGTTTGCGATTAAAACGTGAGATGTCAGATGTCGACGATTTATGATTGGTCTTTGAGAGCCTCTGAAAATGGCTATTGTGATGATTTGATTGATTGGGCACAAGGGCAGCGTCCAAGCAGCGTGAATAACAGCGCGCGTGTAATGATGCAACGGATGAGGGAATATTTATCGGATACGAGTGGTTTGATTGAAAGCACCTTTTTGGTTAATGCGGAACAACAGACGACGTTGATACGCCTTCAAAGCTCATCACATTTTTTGAAATATCAGAATGGGATATCGGTTTGTTTTAAAGCAAAGGGTAAGAATGTTGGAGCGACAACAATTGCTTTGAATGCGTTAGGAGGAAAGCCGGTTTATAAGGCGACAGAAAGCGGTTTATTAGCCTTATCGGGAGGCGAGATCCAAGAGGGCTGTCTTTATACTGTTATATATGATGAAGAGATAAGTGGTTGGCAAATTCTCAATCCAACAAGAGAAAAAGTTTCTTCTTTAAAACGCCTACCGTCTGGTTTTATCGGTCCTTTTGCAATGGAGCGTTTGCCGGAAGGTTGGTTAGTCTGTGATGGGCGTGCTTATTTGCGAAGCAGTTATAGAGCGTTGTTTGACGCGATAGGAACGACATGGGGCGCTGGAGATGGCGTTTCGACATTTAATGTTCCCGATTTTCGGGGGATGTTTTTACGGGGCATGGATTATGAACGTGGTCTAGACCCTTGGCGTTCCTTTGCCAGCCAGCAAGCGTGTTCTTTAAAAGCGCATGAACATTTAATAGGACCGGCTTCTTCGGTTGACCGTTTTTCACGCAAGAAACGGGATGTTTCTTCTTCTGAAGCTTCTTTGCCAAGGCGAAAGAGATCACTGGATGAAGAGGAGTGTTTAGGGTTGAGTGGTGATGCCTTAGAAATGTGTAATCAAGAATTTGATCAAATAGCAGGAAGTCCACAAGTAGAGGTTCCCTTTTGGTTTACCGATAAAGATAAGCCGCCGCGCTTGCCTTGGTTTATTCGAAGCCCCTTTGCGAACTTTTTATATTATTCGACGCCTCTCAAAGAGGGCATTCATGATAGGGCGCATCATGATCATCATCTTATGTCAGAGAGGGTTGGAGACGTTGAAACGCGCCCCGTTAATGTGAGTGTAATTTATGGGATTAAAACATGAGGAGTTGAAATGACCTTAAAACCGTTTGCGATATCAGAGCTTAGCGACCCGTCTCAAGTACGGGTCGTTTTGTATTCAGGGGGAGGTTTGGTGCATGCGCCTCTTAATGGCGTTTTAGAGTTGATGAGAGGCATTTTGAAAACAGAGTTTGATGGCTCTCTGAAAGATATAGAGCAGCGCTTGCAAGCCTTAAGAGAAGAGTTTGAAGATTTGAAAGAGTGTTCTTTGGATGAAGCTCTTTAGAGGGCGTAAGGAGGAAAGCAGATGAAGATCCCCGATCATAGTCATGAGTATCTGATACCGGTAGCGACTGAAGAGGAAATCAGAGAAGGGCTTTCGCAAGATGTGGTGGTTGTTCCGAAATTGTTAGGGACAGCCTCTTTATATTCGTATGAAACGTTTGCACCGTTAGAACAGGTTGTCAATGCAAGGCAAGAGGCAGAAAAAGCGATGGCGCGTGCGAATGGTGCGCAACAAGTTGCAGAAGAAGCTAAGAGCGTATCGGAACAAGCGCTTGCAGAGGTGACGAAAACGGGTGAAGCGGTTACATCCGTGACGGCAACTGCGAATGTTGCGAAAGATACAGCGGATAGCGCTAAAGGCTTAGCTGAAGAAGCGAAGAATGCCTCTGATGCTGCAAAGCACATGGCAGAAGAGACCAAAGCAGCCGTTGATAGAGCCACAGGAGAAGTGAGTAATACAAAAGGTTCTTTAGCGACGGCATTGGAAAGTTTTGCAGAAGTCAAGCAGGTAAGTGACAGCGCAATGAATGTCTCAACAGAAGCCAAGAGGTTAGCTGATGCATCAAAAACGATTGCTGAACGTGCAGAACAAACAGCGCGAGAAGCTTCTCAAACAGCGACAGAGACGACCCAAGTATCCGCAACAGCGGTAGCGACGTGTCATGAAGTAAAGACGGTAGCGACCCAAGCAAGACTTAAGGCTGATGGAGCCAAACAGACAGCTGATGATGCCAAGGATATGGCGAAAGAGGCAAAAGGTTTATCGGAACGGGCGACGGATTCAGTTACAGAACTGACAAAAAGAGTATCCCAAGTAGAAAAGTCAGTAGAGACAGCTTTAACAGAAGCAAGAGAAGCCAAGGAGAAATTAGAAGAAGCAAAAGGCACAGGCGAACAAGCATTGCAAACAGCTTCAGAAGCTAAGGGTTTGGCGGAATCTGCGAAAAGTGCAGCAGATAGTGTAACAGAGAAAGTAGAGCAAGCGCTAAAAGAAGCTAATGATGCGAAATCTAAAGCAGAAGGCTTAGAAACAATAGTTGATGAAGCAAAATCTACGAGTGATCAGGCAAGCCAAACCGCCTCTAGCTCTAAAAATTTATCAGAAGAAGCCAAACAAGAGGCAAGTCTTGCGAAGACAGCTGCGGAAGAAGCGAAAAATGCATTGACACAAGTGCAAGAGAAGGCAGAGAGTAACAGTGATAGTATTTCCAAACTTCAAGTCAATGTGAATTCTCTTTCCACTGATTTTTCAGAGAGTGCGCGTTTTGTTCAACCACAAAGAATTCTTGAAGCGGATTTGCAAAAAAGAAGAGGTATTATAATCAACAACGGGGCATTTTTTCGCTGTTATCATGGTGAAGAGCATGGGAATAGGTACACCTTGCACCGTCTTACAATGGGTATGAGTCTCCCTATTATACAACCTCTTGAAGCTGGAAAAGATTATTATATTTACATTATGCCAACCCTCACTGATGATGATGAGATTAGCTTTAGTATTTCGGACAATCCAACGGCTCCTGATGGTTATACAGAGGATAATTCTGAAAAAATCGGTGGATTTCATACGCTTTGTGCAGATGTTGGAGAGATTGAAGATCATCCGTTATCGGGTTATCAAGCGGGGGATATTCTCCCTGATTCTGTTTGGTGTTTAAATCACCGTCCCAGAAGTGATCCAGAGGGAATGGTTTACGATCCGTGGAAGAATATTTGGGTTGATATTTATCTTCAATCAGGGACAGATGAAAATACGAAGTCTGCCTATGGTGTTCCAATTACAAGCAATCGTAGCTATTCTGACCATCACGTGGATTTTTCGTCTGTTAATAAGAGATTTTTGACGAGTGATGAGTTCGCGTCTTGCATGTATGGAATCAATTCTGGAACCAGTATTATAGGCAATAAAGCGCCTTCTCCCAAAACGTCTGGAGGACACGTTGATACAGCCAATCGTCGTATGATCTCGTATATCGGTTGTGAGGATGGTTGCGGTTACGTGTGGCAATTTTTGTCTGGTTGTTATCCAGTGACTAAATGGCATACAGGGGAACAAAGCAGCAGTTTACGTGTAGACGTAAATGTTATGTTGGGAGGAGGCGATTGGTCTGGTGATGCTAGTAATGGTGAATTTGCGCGGAACTTTGCGCATTCTCGTTATGATTAAGATGAAAAAATAGGCGCCCGTGGATGTAGTGATCCGCTTTATTTATCATATTAACGCTAGACTGGTTAGAAGATCATTTTATTTAGCCCCACTGATGTGGGGCTTTTTTTATGGAGGATTGAGATGAGAAAGATATCAAAGGAAGGATTAGAGCTTATCAAACAATGGGAAGGCTTGCGTTTAGAGGCATATAGAGATGTGGCATGCATTTGGACCATTGGTTATGGTCACACCAGCAATGCTGGTCAACCGTTTGTCAAAAAAGGCATGCGTATTACGCAAGAGGAAGCAGAAGCAATCCTTTGTGAAGACTTAAAGAAATTTGAGAAGACGGTCGAGGAATCGGTAACGGCTTCGTTAACGGATAATCAATTCGCGGCATTGGTGTCGTTTTGCTATAACGTAGGAACGAAAGCCTTTTGCAAGTCAACATTGTTGAAGAAGCTTAATCAAGGGGATTATGAAGCTGTTCCTAGTGAATTACAGAAATGGAATAAGATAGGGGGTAAGCCTTTTGTGGGATTATCCAACCGTCGAGCCGCCGAAGCCGGTTTGTGGGCGAAAGGATCTTACATTGCTTCGAACTATCACAGGGTAGAAACACGTGAGGCAAGAGGACTTTTAAAGGTAGAAGCGCTAGCCCCAATTATAGGGTCTTGTTCAGGCTTTGGAGGCTTTTTGGTTGGTAATGGACCGATTCAGTGGGCGTTAGCAGGGATTATGGTTTTAGCCGCTTGTACAGGACTGGTGATTGTTGCCAAGCGGTTTAAGGAGCAGCGCTTATGATTTTTTGGTTCAAAAGAAATCTGTCTGTTTTGTTAGCGGCTTTAGCCGTTTTTTTTATGGCATTAGCCAAGGCTTTTTATCTTGGCAAGAAGAGCGAACGGCACAAACAAACAGAGCGCGCTTTAAAGACAGCAACAACCCGTTTTGAGGTGGAAAATGAAGTTAATCAAAAAACTGATACTGGTGTGCGCTCTGCTTTGTCTCGTTGGGTGCGCGGCAAATAGGGCAGTTTCTTGTGTTGGTTGGTTACCAATTTATTTGGACAAGCAAGATCTGACCGCGATTAGTCCCAATTTAGCAAGAGATATATTGAAGCATAATCAACAGGGAGCACGCTTATGTGATTGGCAAAATGAGTAGAAAACAAAGTAATCAGGAACGAGATCTCTCAGAGACAGAACAACGGCTTCTTCATGAGATGATAGAAACCTATCAAGGCTTAAAGATGATGTCACGCATCATGAAGTGGATAGCCCTTATTGTCTTTATGTGTGTAATCGATTTTGCCCGTTTCATGGACGCGCTAGGGAATAGCTTCTCACACTTAAAAAAATGGATAACCAAGAGTTAGATATTTCTTCTGTAAAAAAAGAGATTGATATTAATTATAAGTTAAACTATGTTTAACTATGTTATACAATGTATAATCACTAAAATTTTAAAGAGGAGGTATTATGAGTATAAAAAGTGAACTTATAGCAGCTAAAGTAGATGTAAATTTAAAAAATGCATTTATGGCTATAGCTGAAAGAAAACACCGTCCAGCATCTCAAATTTTACGTGATCTTATTCGTATTTACGTTGAAAATAATAAAATACCTAATAAGGAAACGCTTGAAACTTTTCATAAAACCGACAGAAATGAAGATGTTTTTTATGCTAAAAATATTGCTGATTTGATGAAGCAACTGGACATCTAATTATGCGTTCAGTGAGTTATTCAGGAAAGTTTAAAAGAGATGTAAAACGGGCAAAAAAACGTGGGAAAGATATGCGAAAGCTTACAGAAGTTATGCAACTTCTCATTCATAAGCAGCAATTGCCTGCTATTTTAAATGATCACGCATTACAAGGCAATTGGAAGCCTCGTCGAGATCTTCATATAGAGGCAGATTGGTTATTAATTTATATAGTTGATGAAGAGCGAGTCCATTTTGATAGGACAGGTACGCATTCAGATTTATTTAAGTAAGAAATCGATAGTGAATTCTCAAAAAAATTCTGATTCGCATTAGCAATAATTGAGGAAAGTTTGAAAAAGATTTGTTAGAATCAGAGGAAATATTTCTTCTCTAACAGGACTTTTTATATGCTTACATCTTTTGGTAAAATTTTACGCAAAATTCGCGTTGATCATTTTGAACGACTCTTAAATATGGCTGATAAATTAGGTATATCTGTAGCATTTTTATCTTCAGTTGAGATTGGCAAAAAATCCGTACCCGTTGGTATGGAAGACAAGATTATAGAGCTGTATGCCTTAGATCAAGAGACAGCTTCTTTGTTAAGAAAGGAAGCTGATGTTTGTCGCAAGAATTTCACAATGAAATCTTCTAATTCATTGCAACATGAAACTATTGGTACGTTCGTTAAAAACTTAGAGAATCTTTCACAACAAGACTTAACAAGATTTAAAAAATTTGTAGAGAAATTTGATAAAAAAGCAGGCGTCCTATAG